GGATGCCGTCCTGGCTCTATTGGGCGACCGACCGGTGCTCGTTTTCGGGTCGCCGCGCGCCCCAGCCCCCAATGGTTGTTGGGACGTGCTGGTCTGGGACAAGCAGCGCCCCGGCTTAGGTTCGCCGTGGAGGTGGCAGCACGAACTGATCTTCGTCCGGGGAGGGTGGAGCAACAAACCCGGCATCCCCTCGGTCCTTCGGCATACGCCGCTCGACAACCCCGCGCACGTTCACGAGAAGCCAACGCTGCTGATGCGCCGCCTCATGACCGGCGCTCCTCCCGGCACGATCCTCGACCCCTTCATGGGCTCCGGCACAACCCTGGTAGCCGCCAAGAGCCTGAACCGACACGCCATCGGCATCGAGATCGAGGAACGCTACTGCGAGATCGCTGCCGAGCGTTGCTCTCAGGAAGTGTTGGGGCTGAAATGAAGAAGGGCATGCGCGACTATCACCCGATCGTTCCGAAGTGTGCCGTCTGCGGTAAGCCCATGACGGCCGCGGTGTTCGACAGCGCGCTCGGCGCCTACGTCCACCCGTACAACTGCCTGGCGCCTACGCGGCGCCGGCCGAAGGTGGCGACGTGACCGACCCCGCCGCCGTTCGTCGCGGACGCAATAACCGCAAACGTGGCAATGCCGCTGAGCTCGCCATAGCGCGGCGCTACGGCGGCGAAAAGGTGGGTCCGCTCGGGCTGCCCGAAGATATCCGAGGCGCAGAGTGGCGGACACAGGTGAAGACACACCAGAGATTGCCGCCGGTCGAATGGACTAAGGCATTCGCGGCGATGGAGACGCGGCACGACAGCCGGACCAACCGTTTGGTGCTGCGCTACCTGCCCGGCGTGGGCATCCCGGCCGATGATTACATCGTGGTCCGGGGCCGTGATTGGCTGGACAAGTTCGGGAGAGACGAGTAGGAAGCCGCGACACTGAGATAGCAGAGGAGATCGAAATGGATGAGATCAAGGCTTCGGCGATATTCGGAGTGGTGCTACTGGTAGCGGCTGTTGTCTTATTCGCTATCTGGGCGTGGCTGGACTATCAGAACTTTCTCACCACCCACCTGCACCCCCTGTATCATCTGTGCGTGAATTGATGAAAGCGTACATCGCAGGTCCCATGACCGGAATGCAGGACTACAACCGCCCCGCGTTTTTCGCAGCGGCCGCCACGATAGCGGCGCGCGGCGACGAGCCGCTGAACCCAGCTGACGAAGATCTGACGTTCGCACACGAGCACGCCGACGATCCTGACCTGGTACGGGCGCATTACCTCCGCGACGACCTGGCGCTGCTCGCCCAGGCCGACCGTATCGAGCTGCTCGACGGCTGGCGTGGCTCACCGGGCGCGACGTGGGAGGTAGGGATTGCCCAGAGGCTGAGACTCCCGATCGTTCTCCACTCGACCGGCAAACCTATCGCAGGTCTACCGCTGCTCATCGAAGCGCACCTGACAATTCACGGAGAACGACTGGACGACTACCTGCACCCGCTGGACGCCTTCACGGCGGCGGGGAGAATGTGGGGCGCCATCATGGACATCCCCGACGTGCTTCCCGAGACGGTGGGGCTCTGCATGGCCGCGCTGAAACTCGCGAGAGAGGGTCGGCACCACAAGAGAGACAATCTCATGGACGCGGCGGGCTATGCGGGGTGCGTCGATATGGTCCACGAAGAACGAGAACAGAGGAAGACATGAGACTACCTTGGTTCAGGACTCGCAAAACCCCGCCATTTGTTCGCGGCGTTTGGGAGGTCGTACATACGACGAAGGGCGATATCGACATGGGGCCGCCCGTCTCGGTCCGCATCGACGGAGAAAAGACGACGTATGAGTTCGCGATCCATGCCGACGATCTTGACGTGGAAACGACGGGCGCGACCTTACATCGGGGCAAACTAGCCGTTGACGTTGAATTAGACGGCCGCCACATCATCAAAGATGGGAGTTTCATGGTTATTCAGGACGAGTGGCTGGGAGACTACGTGGGCAAGGGCTCCTATCTAAAGCCCTCGGTCTGTGTGACGTCATGACCGTAGTGCAAGCCGCGCTCGACGCCACGACGGCGCGCAAGGGCGGCGTACAGTGCAGCGTCGGGCTCGCCTATGCCCGCCTGTTCCACGGTGAGGCCGCGGAGTTCGAGGAAGCGTTACGGGCGCGCGACGAAAAGGGCTGGCTGTACACCTCGGCGCAAGTTGCGGAGGCGCTGTCGAACCTTACAAGCCTCGGAGTCAGCGAGCAGTCTGTGAAGCGCCATCGGCGCTACCATCGGGTGGTGCGTTGTGTCAAGGGTTGACGACGCGCTAGAGGACGCCTCCGCTAAGTCGGACCTTGATCGTCTCGGAGAACTCGCAGCGAAGGCATACGCAGACGGTCACGACTTCCGCGTGGAGCACGGGCAACTGCTCCTAGGCTCGATGGAGCACGACCAAGAGGTTGTCATCGACTCTGGCAAGACCTGCCATCGGTTTGCCGTCGTCTCAGACACGCACGCCGGCTCACACTTCGCACAAGAGTCGGCGCTGCGCCACTTCGTGCGCTACGCTGCGGACCGTGGCAAGCACCCCGATACGGGCGAGCGCATCAAGCCCGTTGACTTCATTCTCCATCCTGGCGATCTGACCCAGGGCTCCGATCCGATGCACCGCGATCAGCCCTATCAGGTCCATGTCCACGGCGCCGATCAGCAGATCGAATACGCCGCTCGGACGTTGCCGCAAGTCGGCATTCCGTGGCGCGTCATCGGCGGGAACCACGACGACTCATTCCACGACATCAACGTGGCGCGGCGCATCTGTTCGTCGCGGGACGATCTGGTCTATCTTGGCCGCACGGCGACGTATCTCACGGTTGGCAACATGAAGCTCTACGTCATGCACCCCTCGGGCGGGAAGGCGTACGCGGACTCTTACCGACCCCAGAGGATCGCTGAAAACCTACCCCACACGCCCCCCGTGAACATCCTCGTCTGCGGTCACTGGCACGGGTATGACGTGGGAAAGACTCACGGCATCGTCCGCGTCTCGGCGCCGAGCTTCCAAGCGGACTATCCGTGGCTCACCGCCAAGGGCATCCACTCACTCGTGGGCGGCATCATCATGGAGGTTTGGATGACCGACTCAGGAGAGGTTGGCCGGGTTCGACATGAGGTCGTCTGCTATCAGCCACGAGAGGACGACTGGGACCACAAGATCAGCCGTGAGGTAGTCGAGCAGTGGAGCTCGCGCGGCGTGGTGGTGCCGTGAGCGACCATACGGGCATCGCGTGGACCGATGCCACTTGGAACCCCGTGACGGGTTGCTCCAAGGTTTCACCCGGCTGCGCCCATTGCTACGCGGAAACACTTTCCAAACGGTTCGGTCGCTCCTTTGAGGTGACGCTACACCCCGAACGGCTGGACGAACCTCTTCACTGGCGCAAGCCTCGTCGGGTGTTCGTCTGTTCGATGGCCGACCTGTTTCACGAGGAAGTGCCTGAGGAGTTCATTCATCGTGTCTGGTTGATCATGGATGCCGCAAAAGAGCACACCTTCCAGGTACTCACCAAACGGCCGGAACGGATGCGAGAGGTCCTGGAGTGGTCCTGCCTCGGGGGTCGGAAATGGGTGCTCCCCAACGTCTGGCTCGGCGTCAGCATCGAGAATAACCGTTGGGTCGGCCGTGCTGACATCCTGCGTCAGACCCCTGCCGCCGTTCGCTTCATCAGCGCCGAACCGCTACTCGGCCCGTTACCCTCGCTCGATCTGACGGGCATTGATTGGCTCATCATCGGCGGAGAGTCGGGGCCGAAGGCGCGCCCGATGGACCCGGCGTGGGCGCGCGACTTGATAGAGCGTGCTCGCGCTGCTGGCGTGGCGGTGTTTGTCAAGCAGATGGGCGGCCTACGTCCTGGCGGTCCGCTGCCGCCCGAGTTCAATATCCGAGAGTATCCGGTGGTGCCGTGAAGGCGCGCCGGAGCCCTATATTCAACCTTACGGGGTAAGCCTTGAATAAAGGGGTCCGTTGTGAAGGGTTATTTGCATTTGGGTCGTTTGGGGGCGAATGTAAACGGCGCTTGACACGGGGACTTGACAAGAGTGGATTACATATGAGAGGCATATTGTGTCGTCTGATCCGGCTCTCGACTGGCTCCTAGCCAACGACCCAGCGGCGCAGCGTCTCTCGCGGCGGGAATACTCGCGGGCCATCGGGATACTGACACCGCAGGTAGAGTCGGACATTCGGGCGCATGAGACCCCGATGAGCCTGCTTCCGCTTCGTCTACGGAAGCAACTCGGCGACTCCATCGAGGACGACTACAGCGAAGACTCCGCTCCATAGCCTTGGTGATCACCTCGGATGCGCCTCTGCCCATAAGGGTATGCGGCTGAGGTCTAGTTCCGCGACGGGTGGCGCCCGTCCCGCCCTGGCCCCCTTGGGTTGCGCGTGTCACTATTGCCATCGTGGTTGCGTCCACGGTGAGGCGGCTCGTGCTTAGTCCCACGCCGATTGAGCCGCAGCGACTCGCCATCCGCGCATCGGCTGGGGCCAGGGCCAATTATGGATGCCGAAAGGACGCTTTCGGTCCCTCGCGCTCTGGCAGACGGCGCGTTACAAGTGGTCTGCCCAACCGTTTCGTATGTCCGTGAAGCACGCGGCGCCAAGGCCGAAGCGCCGCCGGAGCCCTAATGATCTGGAGAAACGAGTGCGTTGGCTAGAACGCCACTTCGTGCGAGACGCTACGACAATCGCGCGTATCGTAGCGCGCCATGAGATTGGCGAGGCGTTGGCCGAGTGGAATGATGGCGGAACGGGCGTGGCAGAATAGACGCACGACGATCGTGATCGTCTACACGGCGACGGGCCGGGTCGTCGTCCGAGGGAGCAACATATGAACATAGTCCTGCTCTGTTTGATGCCGCGGTGCAGCCGACCCGCCGTCCTCGATGGCAACAACGCCTGGTGCAAACGCCATTGGGCAAAGCACCATGGTCGCTCCCACGTCTTTGGGCCACGAGCTGTCCGGTTTATGGCCCCGGGCGAGTACCGCTACATCCCGCCAAATCCCGAGTGGTGGTAGGCATGAGAACGTCACTTCGTCAAGGATGCTACGACAATCGCGCGTATCGTAGCGCGCCATGAGATTGGCGAGGCGTTGGCCGAGTGGAATGATGGCGGAACGGGCGTGGCAGAATAGAAAGCGCCGGGAGAACTTCACGGGGAAGAAGGCGGTCCAGTGACGCGACGGCGTGACATAGACGTGACAGATGTCACGGCAGTCCGGCGGGAGAAGGATCGGGTTCGTCAGGCCCGCTCCAGGGCCCGTAAGGCCGGGCTCAAGCCACCCCCGAAACCGGAGGGTCACCCGACGCTCTTCACCCCCGAGATCGTCCAGCAGATCCTGGCCTCTCTCGAGATCGGCAACACCGCCAAGGACTCGGCTCTCGCAGCAGGGATCGGGGAGAGCACCCTGCGGGAATGGTGCCGTGAGAAGCCATCGTTCGCAGCTCAGGTCGAGCGTGCGCGGGCGAAGGCTCGGCAGCGGTTTGTTGGTCAGCTGGCGGCTGGTGCTGCGCACGATTGGCGTGCCGCATTGGCGGCTCTGGAACGGCTCGACCCGGAGAACTGGGGGCGTCGTGAGCGTATCGACGTGATGATGGACGTGACGGCTGCGATCAAACGCCTCGGCCTCGAGCCCACCGAGGAGGAAGCCGCCGTGGCAGAGGCGCAGCGATTAGTGCGTACCCGATGACCCCACGGACGTGCCCTGGGTACTGTTGTGAGGCGTTCTACCTGCCGTTTACCCCCGATGAGATGACACCACCGAGAATGAGTCACATCATAGAGGGGCAGTACATTCGTCAGATGGTACTGCCGTTGACAGCCGACGCGGCAGCGATGCGCCGGGGTTACGACTGCTTGGAGCCACCCGAGGAAGTGGGCCACACTTACAGCTGCCGCTACTTCGACGAGCGGACTCGGCTGTGCGTTCAGTACGAGTCGCGGCCCGCCATGTGCCGGGACTACCCCTACGGGAAGCCTTGCGATCATGGCTGCGACTACCAGGTGCCCCGATGATGACCTACGCCGACACCATCGCCATTACGGCGGCGGCGCTAGCGAAGGCCCGCCGAAAGACGGCGCCGCTCTCCTGGCGCGAGCTGGCGCGGCCCAGTCAGCTCCCGCCCGATGAGTGGCGCACGTGGTACGTCCGCGGCGGTCGGGGATCGGGGAAGACTTGGACGGGTGCCAACATCCTCGCCGAGATGGCCCGCGCCGAGCCCGGCGAGTACGGCGTGGTGGCGCCCACCTTCGAGGCCGTGCGTACCGTCTGCTTCGAGGGGCCTCGCTCGGGCTTGATACGCGCCTTCGGTACGAACCTCGGTGATATCAAGCGCGGTGCTAGCCAGCTCGTGGAGAGTTACAATCTCAGCACGGCGATATTGCGCCTTCGCAACGGCTCGATAATCTACGGCGACGGCGCGGATGACGGCGCGCCCACCATTCAGGGCAAGAACCTCCGCGGCCTGTGGGCTGACGAGGTGGGGTTGTGGCGGCGCTGGCAGCAGGCGTGGAATGAGTCGATCCGCTACGCCGTGCGCCTGGCGCCGGCTCGTATCGTCGCCACGGGCACGCCGAAAGCCGGCCATCCGCTGGTACGCTCGCTCATGTCCGACGACAGCGTGCACAAGTCACTACTGCGCACCATCGATAATGTGGCGAACCTCGACGCCGACTTTATCGCGGAGTTGTATGAGAAGTATGGCGGCACACAGCTCGGCCGCCAGGAGCTCGGCGGCGAACTCATCGAAGAGATGGAGGGCGCGCTCTGGCGTCACAGTTACTTCGAGTACAACCAACCGCCCGATCTGGTGCGCATTGTCGTCGGTATCGATCCCGCCGTTACGAGTGGCGAGGCGAGCGATGAGACTGGGATAATCGCGGCCGGCAAGGGGGCCGATCGCAAGGGGTACGTTCTCGCCGATGCCTCGGGACGCTATACCCCCGATGGTTGGGCGCGTCGCGCTGTTGAACTTGCGGATGAGATGAGGGCCGAAGCCATCATCGTCGAGACGAACAACGGCGGCGATATGTGCAAGCTCGTGTTGGAGAATGAGCTGGAACGGCGTCGGAATGTTGGCGCTCCGGTCTCTGTCGCCGTCAGGGGCGTTACGGCGTCGCGTGGCAAGCGCACCCGTGCCGAACCCATCTCGCAATTATACGAGCAACACCGAGTAATTCACGTGGGGCCGCTGCCGACACTAGAGGACCAGTGTTGCACGTGGGTTCCCGATGAGGGCGAGTCCCCGGATCGTCTCGATGCGCTTGTATGGGCGCTCACGGAACTGATGTTAGGCGAGCCCGGCATCCTCGGGCTGTATCGTGCTGTCCTGGCAGGGAGAGCGGTGGCATGAGGAAGCATTGGGATTTGTTCTGCGGCCCCGCCGATAGATCCGAGCAGTGGCGCGTAATCGTTTCCCGGCCTTGGTGGATGCCTGACTGGTTACACACGATCTTGTGGCGCACGATGACCGATCGGCTAGAGAAACTCTCATGAGTGGCGAGGGCATGAGGGAACATCGCTAACGTCCCATACCACCGCTGCCGAGCGCGGGTGAAGCAGCGGGTCGGTCCCCCCTACTCGCAGGGAGCAAACGGTGAAGCTCTTAGGCTTCGAGATAAAACGGCTCGCGAAGCAGGCCAACGACCCGCTCGCCGCGATGGCGCGCCAATCGACCGACCTCTCCGGGCTCGCCGTCACCCTTGGCGGACCGAATGCCATAACGTCTCTTGGCCCCGGTATCCCGATCGGGCCGGCGCACCCCGAAGAGCAGTTCCCGCGACTCTGGGATTACACGCCCGGCTACAACATCGGCATCCGGCCGCGCTCATACGAGACGTTCGACTACACGACGCTGTTCTCGCTCGCGGACAACTGGGACGTAGCGGGGCTCTGCATCGAGAAGCGGATCGATGACTTCATCAAGCACCCGTGGGAGATCCGGCCGCGTGCCATCGAAGGGCAGAACCGCAAGGATGCGCTCGTTCGACAGGCCAAGTACGAAGATGCGATCGCCGAGGCTACGGGCTTTTTCCTGACACCCGATCAGATCAACCCGTGGTCCGCGTGGATCGGCAAGTACATGCGCGATCTGTGGAAGGGCGATTGCGGCACGGTCTATCTGCATCCCAACCGGGCGGGCAAGTTGTACGCCGCGGAGATCCCGGACGGGCAGACGTTCCGACCGGTGATCGACCTCTGGGGTCGCCGACCGCTGGTTCCGCCTGATACCGAACGTCATCTACACGACTGGCAGGGTTCGCTCGCATCGGGCATGTTCTGCGCGGTGTGCGGCTGCGCGCCGGCCTTCGCCCAGGTTATCAAGGGCATGAACTGGACGTGGTTCGGAAGCGACGAGATCCTCTGGCAGCCGCGTTGGCTCCGCCAGGGCCCCTACGGGCATCCGCCGGCTGAGTGGATCATCCTCTCGGTCAACCGCGCGCTGCGACGCCAGAGCCTCGACCTCTCGTTGTTCACCGAGGGCACGATCCCCGCGGCCTTCGTCAAGTTCCCCGAGTCATGGACGACTCAGCAGGGACTGGACTTCCTCGCCGCCGTCAACTCCATGTTCGCCGGCAATGACGTGGCCCGCTCGCGACTCATGCCGATTCCGGGCGGCCCGAACAGCGGCGTCGAGCATATCAACGCCACGCCGGATATCACGGCTGAGGAGTGGCTACTGCACATCGGCTGCGCCGCCTACGGCCAGAGTCCGATTGAGATGGGCTTTGTCCGCGGACCGTCTGGTGGATTGGGCGGCAGTAAGACGGCCGCCGGAACGCAATCCACCGCCTCTCAGGAGCGCGATGTTGCCCTGGCCAATCATATCAAGTGGGCGGTGCTCGATCGCATCCTCGCGACGTATTGGGATCCTCAGTTGGAGTTTATCTTCACGGATCTCGTGCCCGAAGAGGACCAGGTTGCACAGGCAACGGTGGATGACCTCGCGTGGAAGAAGGGCGTGGTCTCTACGGATTGGCTCGCCGAGAACCGCTACAAGATTGACGGCCCCGGTCTCGAGGCTACGATCGTCACCGGTCAGGGCCAAGTCGTGCTCGTATCCGACTTTCTCAAGGGGCCACCGCCTGGCACTCCGCCGTTCGGCGCTCCTAGCCCCGCACCCACCAGCCGCGCCGCTCCTCCCGCGCCGTCCGCCGAACCTGGCGTGGCGACCAGTGACTCGCCCGGCGCGCCCTCTACGAAGCTCGCCAAGAGCGATCTATCCCAGGTCGAGCTGGTCAAGGTGGTGCAGGCCGACCTGTCCCACCAGTACCCGGCCAAGCTCACGAACTGGGTTTCCAAGCTGGTGTGGCGCTTTGACGATGGCGTGAAGGTCGCTGACATGCACGGTGAGGCTGGCGACGGCAAGAGCCGCAAGATCATCGACGCCATCGGTCTCGCGATGCAGGCCGACGCGCCCATCGATCCGCTCGTGCTCGTGGAGTTTCCCGGCGAGCTCGCCGTCGCCAACGGCAACAAGCGGTATGCGGCCGCCGAAGAGCAGGGCGTGAAGAAGCTGCCAGCCTACATCGGCACTGTCGCAGCCGAAGATGTAGACACGGTGCACGCGGCCATCGTGGAGATGCAGTCTCCGAAGTACCAAGAGCCGGCCGCCAAGGCCGATCTAGCCCGCTGGGAGCGCAAGGCCCGCACGGCCCTG